TAAAAGCTTTAAAAAGAATAGAAAAGTTGCTTGACAACTAACGGCAAACGAGTTATATTATAAACATAATACAAAGGAGGTCCCAATGGGCGGTAATATTTTTGAACAAACAACTTCTATCAAATTAGAAAACATTCAACCTACAATCAATGCTTACATTAAATCATTAAGCAAAATCTTTCCTAACAAGGCTCACTCTTTAACTTTCTTTGAGCCTGTAGGGTCAACAGGCAAGAAAGCTGTGTCTGGAGATCTAGATCTAGCCATTGACTTTACTCACATTATTAGAGCATTCACTGAGTCAAATATTGCTCTTTGGGGAGTAGACTACGACACTTGGTATGAGCGTTATAAATCTATCCATAAACGTTCTCGAACTGCAACCTATGACATGTGCAAAATGCGAGCATTGCTTGAATTAATTGGAGAACAAATGACAGAAGAGGGTATCCCCGTTGAACTCAAGAAAGTCAACGCTGGTAATTTATTTTCTTGTTTCCCTCAGTTTGGACCTGACAACAAGCCAACAGGTGAGTACGTTCAGATTGATTGGATGGTTGGAGATATTAATTGGCTTCGCTGGGCTTATTATTCTCATGGAGAACAAGGGCTCAAAGGCCTACACAGAACTCAGCTTATCTTGTCTTGTTTCACAGAAATAGGTATGTCATTTAGTCATCTTCACGGAATCAAAAACAAAGGTGAAGTTGAGTGGCTCATTGAGGGTCCACAGATTGCCCTAGAAGCTCTAGCGGAAAGTTTTGGACCAATTACTATGGAGCAGACAAATACCTTTGCTGATTTTCATTCTTGGATTAAACAGAGTGCAAATCAAGAGCAATACGATAGTATTATTAGAAGATACTTGAGAATCTTGCAAATTGCAAGAGCAGATATTCCAGAGCAACTTAAGGAGTTAGTATGAGTTTTGCAGACGAAGTAATAGAAAAAGCAGTTAAAGAGGGATACACGTTCTTGGTGCTAGAACCAAAGGAGGCTTTCGCCCCTGCTGTAATGGAGTTCTCCGAGAAACACAAGAGGTTGGTATATAATATTGACATTTTATTGAGCTGTTTCTCGGAAGAATATGGCTGGGATCCAATTGAATCACTAGAGTGGTTCGATTATAACGTATTTAGCTTAACTCACATGGAAGGAGGTCCACTTTTTTTCGATGAATTTGAAGGAAAAATCTTGACAGTTGAAGACTAACGTGTTATATTATTAATACAAACAAACAAAAGGAGGGCACATGTTTAGATGCGCACATATTAGCGATACACATATTCGCAATTTAAAATATCACGAGGAATACCGACAAGTATTCAAAGAAATTTACGATTCTCTTATTCAAGAGCAACCAGACTATATTGTACACACAGGAGACCTAGCTCATACAAAAACTCAGTTATCTCCAGAGTATTTTGAAATGGCTTCTAATTTCCTAAAGAATCTTGCTGATATTGCACCTACCATTGTGATCCTCGGTAATCATGACGGAAACCTTAAGAATGGTGATCGACAAGACGCTATCACACCAATTGTTCAGGCTTTGAAACATCCTAATCTGACATTACTAAAAGACTCTCAAGAGTATTCTCCAGAAGAAGGTTTAGTGTTCAATGTTCTATCTGTCTTTGACCGAAATAATTGGACTAAGCCTTCTGATAACTCTGCTATCAATATCGCACTGTATCATGGTGCAATTCAAGGTTGCCAAGTTGGAACTGGTTTTGAGTTAGATCACGGAGAAGACGACATATCTATCTTTAATGATTTTGACTACGCTATGCTCGGAGACATTCATAGAACTCAGCACCTTGACGAAAACAAGCGTGTATGGTATGCAGGCTCAACTGTTCAGCAAAACTTTGGAGAGTCTCGCAGAAAAGGTTATCTAATGTGGAATATTCACAGCAAAGAAAAACATTCAGTAGAAATGAGATTGTTTGAATCTCCACGACCATTCATTACAGTCGAGGTTACAAAAGAAGGTCAGCTTCCAAACGTTGACGTTCCAAAAAATTCTCGTTTGCGTTTGGTCTGCGAACACAATATTCCTAGAGCAAGACTTGTTCGCCTTGAAGATTACGCTCAATCAAAGTGGTCTCCATTATCTGTCCGCGTTGTAAGCAAAGCAACTCAGTTTGAAGAAAAAACAAATAAGGGACGTTCAAAAAATATTCGAGACGCCAATGTGTTCAGCGGATACATGGAAGACTTTCTTTCAACAAAAGAGATCGATGAAGAGACAAGAGAACGTGCAAAGGAAATTTCTTTGGAATATTTTTCTAAGTATGTTAGTTCTGACTTGTCTCGGAATGTAACTTGGCGACTAAAGAAAATGCAATGGGACTACCTATTCAATTATGGCAAAGGTAATTCAATTGATTTCTCAAAGCTAAGCGGCCTTGTTGGTATCTTTGGTAAGAACTACTCAGGTAAGTCTTCGATCATTGACGCTGCTTTGTTTGGAATGTTTAACACCACCTCGAAAGGTGAGCGCAAGAACGTTCATATCATTAATCAAAACCAAAATAAATCTAAGTGTAATATTGAAATTGATATCGGAGACGATACATATAAGATTACACGTACCTTAGAGCGAACAAAATCAGCTGCAAAGACAGATTTGGACTTCACCAAAATGATTCTAGGTACTCAAGCTGAATCTAAGAATGGTACAACTCGCAATGAGACAGACGCAAATATTCAATCTACAATTGGAAACTTCCAAGATTTCTTAATGACCTCTTTGGCAGCCCAACATGATTCGTTTGGATTTATCAATGAGGGTTCTACTAAGCGTAAAGCTATCTTGGGAAAATTCTTGGACCTTGAAATCTTTGAGGAAATGCACAAGGCTGTCAAAAAAGATTCAGCAGAAATGCGTGGATATATTAAACACCTTAATGCTGTTGATTGGGAAAAGAGATTAAAGAAAGCCCTAAGTGAATACGCAGAAATTCTTGGAGAGATTGAAGAAAAGAAAGACGAGTGCGAAGGGCACCAAGCTCGTTTGGAAGTTTTGAGAGAAGAGCAAAAGATAATTAATGATCAAGTAAGCGCAGCAGCACAAAGAGACATTAATATCGACGAGCTACAAAGTACCCTCTCACAAGCTCAAAAATCGCTCTCAAAGGCTCAAAAAGAAATGTCCGAACTTTCTATCGAAGTAAAATCAAAGAGGGAAGAATTAGCCATTTTAGAGCCTCAAATGGAATCTTTGAAAGAAGAAGCTGTTAGAGCTGAAGAAGAGTTAAGCTCTTTGAAAGAATTAAAGAAGCTGTTAAAGGCTGAGATTCCAAAGTTCGAGAAGCTGTCTAGACAAGTTAATTCATTGCAATCTAAGATTGATATGTTGCACGACCACGAATATGATCCCAACTGTTCTTTTTGTTGTAATAACGAATTCGTAAAGCAAGCAGAAGAAGCAAAGGCTAAAATCTCTGAAGCTATCGAGAAAAAAGAAGAGCAAAATAATGTTATCTTAGATCTTAAAATGAAAGCTTCTTTGTTCGACGAAGAAAATCTGAAGATTATAGTTGAAAACTTTGTGAATACCGAGATTGATTATATTAATCTAAAATCCGATATTCAAAACAAATCTTTGCGATTTGAGAACGCAGAAGGCAAGGTTTCTTTAATGGAGCATCGCATTCCAAAGATTGAGGAAGATATCGCATATTACAATGAAAACATTGAAGCATACGAGAATCTATCTTCTCTCAAGCGAGACTTAATGGCAATCAACAAAACTATCTCAATGAAAGAAAGAGATTGCAAAAAATGCAACTCGGACTTGCTAGAGCTAATGTCAGAGAAAGGAGCCACCTCCCGACTTATTGAAGAAGCTCGAGAAGGAATTCAGAAGGTTAAAGACGCAGAACGTGATTATATCGCCTATGATTTATTCGCCCAAGCAACTCACGCCAACGGAATCTCTTATGAGGTAATTAAGTCTATGTTGTCTGTAATTAACGCAGAGATTGCTTCTATCCTTTCTTCAATCGTTGATTTTGACGTTTTGATTGACAATGACGATAGCAACCTAGAGATTTACTTAAAGCACCCTAAATACGATCCTCGTCCCTTGTCAATGGGTTCAGGTGCTGAAAAGACAATTGCTTCTATGGCTATTCGCCTAGCTTTGATATCAGTATCCTCTTTGCCGAGACCTGACTTCTTTATTCTTGACGAACCAGCCACTGCACTTGACGCAGATCACATGGAAGGTTTTGTGAGATTATTACAAATGATTAAGTCCCATTTCAAGACGGTTCTGTTAATTACTCACCTCGAAAATCTCAAAGACGTTGTCGATAAGACAATTGAAATTGATAAGGTCGATGGATATGCCCAAGTCAAATTGTGATTTGGGCAACTAATTAAGTTCACAATAGGAGACTTAATTATGGGTTTAAAAGAAGAATTAGCTGAAAAGCTAGCAGATATTAACTGCAAAGAAAAGATTAAAGAGACTCTCGATGAGCGCAAAGACGATATTCGAGAAGCTCTTTATCTTGACAGAAAAGACAAGGGGTTGTTTGATGCTATTCAAGAAAGAGTTATTTCTCGTAAGCTGCTTGTTTTTGCCGTTGCTACTGGGCTTTTGTATTGGGGAGTTGGTCTTGATGCCGACACTTGGGGTATGATTGCCATGACTTATATTGGCGGCCAAACCGCTATCGACTTTGCAAAAGTATGGAAAGGATAATGCAGTGGCTTAAAGAAAACTGGAAGACGCTCCTAGGTGCATTTGGCACCTTGGGGCTTTCTTTGATCGTAAAAGAGATTATTAATTTACTTAGAGAAAAAAAGCTGCAACAACTAAAAGAAGAAGAAGCTGAGGTTAAAGATACTTCTGGGAAGATTGAGCTCGAAGGAACTAAGGCCGCTGGTGAGACTCACGTAGCTTCCGTTAAAGGTGCACATGCTGAAGCCGATAAAAAGAAGAAAGAAGCGGAAGCAAAAAAGAATGAAAGAAAAGAAGAACTTGAGGAAGATTCTGAGGAGCTGGATAACGCCCTCAGAGGATTTGGAATAACGGAGAAGAAATGATTTTAATATTAATGAGTTTGGCCTTTGCCGAGCCTCGCTTTGAAAAACTTGAAGAGGGAGAACAAGCTTCTTTCAGTGGAAGACTGTTGAACAATGAGGCTTTGGCTACAATGGTATCACAATGCGAATTTAACGTTGAGCAATGCGAGATTCAAAACGATCTACAATGCACACTTATGGTGGCAGATAAGCAATATGAATATGATATATTGGAGGCCAAATATACCGCATTAGACTATAAACATACAAACCTAATGGCAATCAAAGAAGAAGAGTTAAATGTGCTTAGAGCGCAGTCAAAACCTCAGAGATCAATGTGGGCTTTTTTTGGTGGCTTTGTGATTGGAACAGCTGCTTCATTGGCTACTTATTATGCAGTAAATCAAATTCAGGAGTAAGTAAATGAAAAACAAAGACCCAGATTATATTGCAAAGCTTGAAAAAGCAATTGCTGATAAATATGGCAAAGAAACAGTTGAGCACCCAAAGGCAAGTTGGGATGAAGAAATGGAAAGATTTTATTTATCTGACTTAAAAACAAATTACCGACACTTAAACGAGGAACAAGAGAAGGAAGAGGTAAGTGGTGTTTTAATTTCAAAAGAACTACTTAATAGAGAATCAAGACGCTCTTGTCCGACATGCAATATATATTCATTCAAATCTGTCGATGATTTATATATGACAAAATTTGATTGTTGCTTTAAGTGTTATGTCCAGTGGGTTGAGGGTCGAGAAGAAAGATGGAAATCAGGTTGGAGACCAAATAAATGAGCAAAGAAACATTAGAAATTATCAGAGGCTTATCTCAAGCCGCAGCTAACGCTTATGACGGCGGCCACTTGGAGAACTACTCTCTCGACGGACAAGTACGCACCACAGGCTTAAAACGAGAAGAAGGCATTCCTTTGCTTGATAAGCGCTGCATTGACGGATTCAAAGTAAAGTTTTATGGCGATTCAATGATTATCAACTATCAATCCGACGTAATGATGAAAGACTTAAAAGACGATGGATTTGAAAATGAAATCGCACAAACCATTAACGAAGTTAAAAAGTTTTTACAAAAGGAGTATAAAGCAATTACAGGTAATTCTGTGTCCTTAACTCCAAAGGGTGAACCTCAGATTATTGTACAAACAACGTCTAGAGTTCGCACTTTTGTTCAAGCATATCAACATTATAAAATTGGTGGCTTGCAAATGGATCAAATCGGAGCTCCTTCTGAGGTTTCAGTTCGAGACATTACAAAAAGATTTTTGGAGACAGCAAAAGCAAAGCGTCCTCAAAACGAGTTTATTAAACAAGGAGATAATCAAAAATGAAACTCACAAAAGAAACATTAAAAAGAATCATTAAAGAAGAGCTTGAAGCCGTTATGGGAGAAGAGACTCTTCAAGAAGAAAGTAATGAAAAAATGCTGCAAGATTTTTCCAGTAGTGCAAGACTCTCACATGCATACGAGAGACAACTTAAGAGAGTTAGAAGTCGTCAACTACAGGATATAATAAATGGGGCAGTTTTGAAGCATGCTAAAGTTCTAGACAATAAACTTGGCAACGATGCTGGGGCGATAGATAATATTGCAAAAAAACTAGGAATTAGAGATAATGACATGGAGTCTGGTGGTTTGCCATTGATGATCATGAAAGGAAGAGCTGCTAGGTTCATTGAAAACCAATTAAATCAAGGAGGACCAATGGACACAGACAATGTTGGAGTGTTGCAAAACACTTTGCAACAATATGCACTCCTTGGTGGAAAGATCCTTCCAGCGAGAAGCTTTTTGCAAAAAGCTGGTAGCTTCTTGACAGGGAAAGGCTTTAAAGAGGAATAAGTGAAACTCACCAAAAATGAAATCGTTAAAGAAATTGTAAAGTGCGGAAAAGATCCTCAATATTTTATTGATAACTATTGTAAGATCTCTCACCCACTGAAAGGTCAGATACCGTTCAAAACGTATGAATATCAGAAAGATCTTCTCAAGGACTTTAACGATTATCGTTTCAACGTAATCTTAAAAGGTAGGCAGCTTGGGATCTCAACAATCTCAGCTGCCTATGTTGCTTGGTTCATGTTGTTTCACCGAGAAAAGAACGTTCTCGTTATTGCGACGAAACTATCCACAGCAACAAACCTTGTAAAGAAGGTTAAGATGATTTTCAAAAACCTTCCTTCTTTCATGTTGATCTCGAAGATTGCAGTTGACAACAAGCAATCGTTCGAACTTACAAATGGCTCTCAAGTTAAAGCCGCAACCACTTCTGGAGACGCTGGTCGTTCGGAAGCTTTGTCATTGCTTATTATAGACGAGGCAGCGTTCGTTGACGGCCTCGAAGAGTTGTGGACGGGTCTTTACCCTACTTTGTCAACAGGGGGGCGTTGTATCGCATTGTCGACGCCTAACGGGGTAGGAAATTGGTTCCACAAAACCTATAGCGAATCCGAGACCGGATTGAATGATTTTCACCCAATTAAACTTATGTGGGACGTTCACCCTGAGCGGGACAAAGAATGGTTCGAGAAGGAAACTCGAAACATGTCCAAGCGTCAAATCGCACAAGAGCTTGAGTGTTCTTTTAATGCTTCAGGAGAAACAGTAATCAACCCTGAAGACCTTGAGAGAATTATTCATGACGTTCAAGACCCAATATATAGAACTGGGTATGACAGAAACTTTTGGATATGGGAGAAGTTCCAAGAAGGAGTTCCTTATATTCTTTCCGCAGACGTTGCTCGTGGAGACGGAGCTGACTTTAGTTGCTTTCATATTGTTCGGGTTGACACAATGACAGTTGTAGCTGAATATCAAGGTAAGCCCGACTTAGATATGTATTCGAGGATTTTATACGACGCAGGAACAGAATATGGCACCTGCCTACTCGTAGTTGAAAATGTTGGAGTTGGTATTGCTGTCTTGGAAAAACTTAAAGACATGCAATATAAGAAACTTTATTATTCAATTAAATCAACTCATGAATATGTTGAGGCATACTTAGCCGAACATGACGAAAGAGCAGTTCCCGGATTTACAACCTCAACAAAGACAAGACCATTAATCGTTGCCAAATTGGAGGAGTACGTCAGAAACAAACTAATTACTATGCACTCCTCTAGAGTATTTCATGAATTGAAAACTTTTGTATGGGTTAATGGCAAGCCGCAGGCTATGCGTTCTTATAATGATGATTTAGTTATGTCTTTGGCGATTGCCTGCTGGGTTCGAGATACAGCCCTATCAGAAAACGAAAGAGATATGGCTTACAAGAAAGCAATGTTAGGCGGAGTATTCAAAAGTACAACAACAATGAATACGCAAATCAAAGGCCAGAAATTCTACAACGAAACATTTAATGAAAAACACCAAGAGGAGATACAGAAAACAAAAGATTTTCTCTGGATATACAAAGGATAGAATATGGCTCGCAATGATAGAAACCCAAATAACAACCAAAGTGATTTATTTAAAACTCTGACTAGGTTGTTCTCTGGACCAATTACACAAAGAAGAACTCAATCAGGGCGACAACTAAGACGAAGACACTTAGACATTTATGCAAATCGCTTTAGTTCTGCTTCGGGTCAACAATTCAAAAAGACCGAATACAATCCAATGAATATCATGACTCTCAACATGATCTCGAACAGAAACCGAGCAGAGCGTTATGTTGATTTTGACCAAATGGAATTCACTCCTGAGATTGCTTCGTCTCTTGATATCTACGCAGACGAAATGACAACCCACTCAGCCCTAACTCCAATCTTACATATTAAATGTCCGAACGACGAAATTAAATATGTTCTCCACGCATTATATTATAATATTATGAATATTGAACACAACCTCTTTGGTTGGGCGAGAACAATGTGTAAGTATGGAGATATGTTTCTATATCTTGACTTGGACGAACATAAAGGTTTGCAAAACTGTATCGGATTGCCTCCACAAGAAGTTGAGAGACTTGAGGGCGAAGATCCAACAAATCCAAACTACATTCAGTTCCAATGGAACAATGCAGGTTTAACGCTCGAAAATTGGCAAATGGCGCATTTTCGTATCTTAGGTAATGACAAACATGCCCCATACGGAACAAGCGTCCTAGAGCCCGCTAGACGCATTTGGAGACAGCTTACGCTATTAGAAGACGCAATGATGGCTTACAGAATCACTCGTTCACCAGAGCGTCGTGTGTTTAAGATTGACGTTGGAGGAATTGCTCCTCAAGACGTTGAGCAGTACATGCAGAAAGTTATGACTCAAATGAAGCGTCACCAAGTTGTTGATCCCAACACAGGACGCGTAGATTTGCGTTATAACCCACTTTCAATTGAAGAGGACTACTTTATCCCTATTAGAGGCGGACAGTCTTCTACAAACATTGAGAACCTTCCCGGAGGCCAATTCACAGCACAGATCGAAGACGTTAAATATCTTCGAGACAAATTATTCTCTGCTTTGAAAGTTCCTCAATCTTATTTGTCAATGGGAGAAGGTGCAACAGAAGACAAGACAACTCTCGCTCAGAAAGATATCAGATTCGCAAGAACCATTCAAAGATTGCAAAGAGTTATCCTAGCAGAGCTTGAGAAGATTGGAATCATTCATCTTTACACTCTCGGATATCGTGGAGACGATTTGTTGACATTTAAGTTGTCTTTGAACAACCCTTCAAAGATTGCTGAAATGCAAGAGCTTGAACATTGGAAAACCAAATTCGATATCGCAGGTGCTGCTACAGAAGGATTCTTCTCTCGACGTTGGATCTCCGAGAACCTTCTTGGATTATCTCAAGACGAATATCTCCGTATGCAAAGAGAAATGTTTACAGACAAAAAATTCATGGCTGCTCTTGAAACTGCCGCTCAGCCACCCGAAGAAGGAGGCGGAGACTTAGGTGGTGGAGGCGACCTCGGAGGAGGTGGCGATCTTGACTTAGGCGGAGGAGGAGATCTTGGCGGAGGAGACTTAGACCTTGGCGGAGACACAGAAGCAGCACCAGAACCAGCAGGCGATACGGGAGGTGGTGAGTCCGACTTATTAGCTGAGCCACCAGCAAAGCGTGATGACGATGCAAAACCTCGAGGCCCTTACAAGAGACACAAGCTCACATATAAAAAAGGCGGAATGAAAAAGAATATGATTAACACTGGTCTTGGTGAAACAGGGACAGCAAGGACAACTTGGCCCGGCAAGGTTGGCTTCGGCGGAATGGATTCTTTAGCCAGAGGGGTGACAGAATCAGTAGACTTCGAGGAAGAGGAACTATTTAGATCCGAGAGTCAAATTAAGACTCTGCTAGAATCATTGAAAAGAAAGGAAGATACAGATGAAAATAACTAAACAAACACTAAAAAGAATTATCAAGGAAGAGCTTGAAGAAGTTTTATCGGGAGCCTCCGACTTTCAAAATCTTCTTGATTTAGATCCGAATGAAATACAAACAATAGTTGAACTATTTGGTACTGATGAAGAAGGTTATGTTGAACAGGCAAAAACTTTTTTAGATTCTTTTGAGATCGATGGCGATAAAACTTATAGTCTCCACAATTTATTGAAATTTTATAATCAAGGATACATGAGCCAGAAACAACTTGCAGACATGTTGAGGAGAACATTTAGCCCAGAACTAAAAACCGACGAACAGGTTCAAGAAGCAATGGAGATAATGCGAAAAAGAGAACAGTTTCCCATGATCGACCCAAATAGTCCTTCAGAAAATTCAATGACTGAATTACCAGATTATTTTTAAGAAAAAACTATATCAACAATCAAAAAAAGGAATATAAGCATGAAACACAATAAGAAAAGAAATACCGCTTTTCTTTACGAATGTCTGATTCGTGAATTGACAAAAGCAATTATCAAAGAAGACAAGCAAAAGCAAATAAAAGTAAAGGGTCTTTTAGTAGAATTTTTCACAAAAGGAAAGGTTCTTTCT